CGTCTTGATGCGTGTATTCGCCCCGCTTCAGTTGCACCTGCTGAGAATCCTATTGCGTTTGTAACAGGGGAAAATAATCCATTTCCACTACCATTTAATCTAATTGACGGACTTGATGTGCTACCATTAGACGTTACTGATAAAGCTACCCCTGTAACTCCTCCAGAAGCGGTTAAAGAACCATCGGCTCTAAACAAAAACACATTTGCGCCCGCATTATTTTGGAATAGTGCTATATTTTGAGTGAATGGGGATTGATAAGGCGTGTTATTTTTAACAACTAAAGGCGCAACCGTGTTACCTGTGTACGCTCCTGAAATCAAAACCCCGTTTGCGTCTTCTAAAATTGTAGTATTAACCAATCCACCCGTGCCAAATTTAGGTACTACGTTTGTTGTCCCGCTTATTGTGTTTTGTTTAGTGTCTAAACCTGCATTTACAGCAGTTACAGTAGGGTATTTTAAATTAGTACCGTCAACTGCTAAACTATTTTGTTTGTTTGCAATATCTTCTTTACCACTTACATCAGAAGTCAAAGGCACATAAATAGTACCGTTAAATCTGTATAGCTTGTTGTCGTCACGAGTGATATACAGCTTATCCGTAATACCTACAACGGGCAATGCGCTTGCGGTAGCGAAGTAAAACGCATCTTGCAACTCTGTTTTAGGAATTGTGTTTAAAACATTATTTGAGCTTTGTACAACTACTTTCGTAGCTGAATTATCGGTTGTTATTCCGCCTGTAATTTTTACGCCTTTGTCAAATAACGCTTGACCATAAGAAGCGGTTGTAAGTAATAATAAGAAAAGTATTTTTTTCATTGTTTATTTATTAAATTGTTAATCCTGATACATCCACATCTGCGCCACTTGGCAATAAATCTAGAGTAATAGTTAAAATATTATCTACCTGCGTCCATTCTCTTATAAATCCTCTGTCAACGTTTACATTTAATATAATTGCGCCTATTGGTAAAGTAAATTCGTTTGTAGTTCCGTCTGCTATAAATCTGTTTATGTAAATACCACTAAAAAGCGCGTTTAGGTTTGGCTTGTTACGTATGAAAGCATCACTATTTGGATTGTTTTCGTTAAAATCTGCTTGAACGTTTACATCTGCGCCTGTTTCAATTCCGTCTAATTTAGCCTTATCTTCTGCTGAAAATACTGAAATAGATTGCGTTTCTAGTCTTTGTTGTGATTCATTTACAACAACTACTTGACCGTCACGCCCAAAATAATCAAAGGTATCTGTTAACTCGTCAAAACGGTCTATCGTTGAACCGCCACCCGTAGCAATGCCAAAGAAACCTACTTGAAATAACTTTTCAAATAAATCATTTGTATTTGTAAATGTAAAAGTACCATCTGAAATTAAAGTAATATCAGTTACAAGTATATTTTGTTTTAATATTAAATTAGCACCGTTTCCGCTTTTAAAATTACATAAGTTTCCGATAGTAGTCAACCTATTTTGCTCTGACTTAATAGGCTCTCCACCGTCAAAAGTCAAAGAAAATAAATTATCTAATTCTTTGTTTATAATTAAACTCATAATTTCATAATGTATAATTGAACGCTGTAAGGTTGCATATTCTTATCAATTCCTGATACACCCGTTTTTTGCGTTCTTTGTGTTCCTACTGCTTCAATACCACCACCACCACTACCAACTTTAGTACCTGTTGTATTTTCGTTGTAAACTTCATTTATTAAATGGTCGTGTTCAACTATAACCGCATCTTTACTACCGCCTTGTGCGCTAAATGTAGAATAACCTGCACCATAGCCAACTATTACCCTACCGCCTAAATTATCTGTACCGTTATTTCCGTTACATATCGCCCAACCTGCACGCAAATTTTTTCCTAAACCGTTTACTTCAAAGTTTGCATTTAGGTAGGTTACGTCGCATTTAATAGCCTTAATGTCGCCACTTTGTGAAAGGTTTTCTTGTATGTAATTAAGTAAAGCTAATTCTACCTCACGATGTTTTACAGCAGGTATTTTGCTTCCTGTTGCTAGATTTGTTTCAATTAGTTCTACTATTTCGCTAAATGTCGCCATAAATTAAATATTATAATCCGTTCCGTAGTCTATACCGTTGTAATCAGCAAGACTAAAAAATGATTGATTGTTATTTGGTGAAACTTGAAAATCTACTGAAACAAAATTTTCTTGCGCTGTTTTTTCTGGAATTTCAACGGCTTTGTATAAACTAGCACGTTTTGTATTAACAAACAAAACAGGGCTTTCTAATAAATAAGTTAAATTTAATATTTGATTTTTAGGCATTAATTCCGTTCTGTAAATATCAATATCATTTGTTTGTATTGATTGTGATACGGTATTACGTGTTGAAACTTCGTAGTAAGTAGTTAGTTCCGTTTCTTTTGTACTATCAAGATACCACGCTTGCAAGCCTATACACTGAAAAACGCCCTCTTTTTTTTGCTTGTAATGAAATATAGATGTTTTTTCGCTTTCTATTTCAGTAAGCAAAAAAGGATTAGAATAGAATGTTTCGCCAATAGTTTGGTTAACTTCTAATGTAACTAAGTTATAACCAAAATCAAAAGGAACATTTGTAAGTGACCAATATAATTGTGGCGCACCGTCTAAGTCATTAGTAAGTGAGTCAACGAAAAAGTAATCTGTTACGTTTGTTTTTGTTCCGTTTTGTTCTACTATAAAGGCAGTCCATTCTTCAAGATTTATACCGTTTGGAGTTTGGGTAACTTGAATGTATTTTGTTGGGTTGTTTGGCAGTAGTTGAACCCCTTTAAAAATAAATTGCGTGTTTAGTTGGCTGTTTTTAAAATAAAACGCTTCTTGTGTTGATCGAAATAAATTTATAAAAGGGTCTACTGTCATTTTGTTCTATGTTTCACAACATTGCTACAAAGCAAATATACAAAAAAACCCCAAGCAAATTATACTCGGGGTAAAAAATAATAAAAACCAAAAAAATATCAATTATGAATAAGCAAATATAATCATTTATTTTAATTTAACAAACTTAACCAATCTTTTAATTGAGCTATGCTGTTTGGTATTGCTCCATTGATGCTGACATTAAACCAATAAACACCATTGTATAACCTAAATCTGTTTTCATCGTAAATAAATAACTTATCGTCTACTATTTCAGCAATAACACGCAATACACGAGTTTCGTTGTTTATTAAAATGTATTCAAATTCTGTTGAAATAGTCATATTAACAGGTTCGTATTTTTCTTTTCCTTGTATTTCTAGTTGTTTATCTAAAATAGAATATTCCAAACTCGTAGGATATAATTTAACTACATTTTCGTTATTGTCAATCGCTCTAATGTACCCACGTTGTGACCTAATATTATTTTGCAACAAAATAAAGTCCTCAAAATACACATCTTTAAAAATAACCTTATTAAACAATTTAGGCGATAATAAAGGCGTGTTATAGATTAAATCATCTTTCTCACGTAATGTAATACCGTTAAACTTCGCTTTGTAGTTTTCGTTATGTATGTATTCTGTATTTCTTACAGGTCTATCAGGATGGTATAAATTAGCTGTTGAAATATAGTCTTTCCAAAAATTATTTATATTTCTAGCAATTGAATAACGTCTATTCGCAAAGTTTTGTCCTCCGTTTAAGTTTTCCGTTTCGGTAAATCCCTCGTCTGTATAATTTTGAAATGGTACTAAATCTTTACTCAACGTGTAAGTAAATGCTGTTTGTCTAATTCCGTTACCTGCTGATGTTACAATACCTAAAACACGTTCTAAGTTTATTTGATTCTTTTGAATTTCTAAAACTCTGTAAGTGCCTGCGTTTATGTCTGGCGTTTTGATGTAAAATAAACTTTCTACTGCAATACCAAGTACGCTAAAATTAACCGTATTATCACTTCTTAAAATCAATCCGCCGTTACTTTCATCGTAACTATGTTGAAATGTGTAAACCTCATTAAATAACAAATCTGTTTCAATTGCAATAGTATCAATTGCGAAAATATCCAAATCGTCTTGACTACTTGTTTGCTCGTTTATTTCAATAGCTTTTGATTGAACTAAAGAAAGCATAAACGGATCTCTAATCCATTCTATTGTAATTTCTTTTTTGTTTTCAACGTTTTTATTAAAAAACACATACTTGCTTTGTCCGTGTATAATTTCCTTACTGTTTAGTAATTCATTCTCTTTTTGTGATTGGTATTTTTTATAAGCAAAACTAAACTCATTTACTTTAAATTCATCGTTAAACGTTTCTGTTAGTTCATCGAATTGCGTGTTATCGAAAAAACCACTTTCGATATTAGTGTAAAATTCTCTTTCAATACCAAAAAATACTTTTCCGTCAGTACCTATTTCGTAATCGCCTTTAAACTCTCCAAAAGAACGCTCTAAATCTTCAAGGCTAATTTTAAAGCCTTTGTCTGTTATACCCCTAATCAAATTACCGCTTGTCAAAAAGTTATCGTACAACATACCGCCTAACTCAAATTGTGGTGCGTTGATTTCTAATCCCGATATTGATTTAATTACTTGTCGCATTACATCAACCAATCGAAAAGAGTTTGCAATAGTATTAAACGAAGTTGCTTCTACTATTATTTCAGTTTTCATTCTTGAAATCTTAGTAAAACATTCAAATCTAGGAACTAATGAGCCAATAGGTGAGGTTGCGCTTTGTCTTACTTTTAATCTGTAGTAAATCCAAATACTATCACCACGATTTAAAGAGTCAATATTTGTGAACTTGTTACCAATAAAGCTAAAGTTTTGATTTTCGGTTAATGTAGTTTGTAGCAATATTCTTTTAGTTGCTGTTTCGGGAGTTGCTCCAAAATGAACTTCTAAAGAAAAATCTACAAATCCATTTCCACCATTATCTACATCAGTTTCTAAATTAATGTTTAAGTCGCTAATGTTTACTAAAATATTTTTTTGATTGTTTTTTGCTCTAGTAACTAAAAAAGCATCTTTTAAAGATTCTAATTCTCTACCCTCAAATGAAACATCTACTACATCAGTATCATCAAAAAATGTAAACGTATCCTCTACTGATTGACTAACAATATTAAGGCAAGGATTAACCGCATAAATAACGGTTGTTGTATCTCCTTGTGCGCTTAAATTCCTATCGTAGTCAATAGGTTGTTCCCATTTTGAAGTCTGAAAAACGGGTTTAGCCTTAATTAATAAGTTTTGTGGTTGTAATGGTAAAATAAAGTTACCATCTACATCAATATCGTTGAATAAATCAACTTTTACGCTCTTTCTAGCCTTGATAATCTGTAATTTATTATCTTCTATACCTTTGCATTTAAAGTGCGTTAATCCGTCTGTTTCGCTTTCTGCAAAATCTAAATCACATTTATAAGTATTATTTTCGTCTATTTCAGCAGTTAATACAACATTAGATTCGTAACCAAATCTTTTATGATAGTAAAGTAGTTTTTCTAATTGATGGTCTCGTAAATTGGTAAATTCAAAGTCAGCGGTAAATGATACATCTCGCCCCATTTTACCGCCATCAGTTTTTTGTTTTAATGAAAATTGAGTGTCACTAAATCCTATCGGTTCGTCAATTTGCTTTTTACCGTAACCATCGTTTTTAAACTCTAAAAAATATCTCATACTTATACAGAATATCCCGTGCGGTTAACACGGTTGTTATTTCTAATTGTTTTTTGTCCGTTAACTTCGCTCCAAGTAGTTATGCCTTTTCGGTCAATATTAGTTACATTGGTTTGAATTTTACTAAAATGCTTTGACAAAATACTGTCCATTTCTTCGGCTGTCATTCCGTTGCTACGTGCGTAGGTTGCGTTCATTGAAATACCTCTTTCACTTAACATTTGTTGTATCTGTTGCTCGTGTGTTAGTACCTTAGTTCCTGCGGGTGCGTTCATCAATACATTTCTTCCCTCTGGTATAATTTCCTTACCATTTGGCAAAATAACCTTTTCTTGAAAATTTGCACCTTTACCGTCGTTTACAAGCATTAATCCTCCTTTGTGGTTATCTGTACCCTCGAAATACTGCGGTATTTTTTGAGCAGCTACTAAACCAATTTGAATAGCACCTAACGCCCCGATTGCGATTGCTAGTATTCCTGTTGGATCTGTTTTTAAAGAAGCTACAACGGCTTGCGCTGTATCAATTGCAATGTTAAATATTGCTTGTTTCTGTTTTGCTTTATTTTCTCTATTTGCAATTTCTATTTTACGCTTTTCTAAATCTTCGGCTAGTTTCTTTTGCGCTACTGAACCATCTTCTGCATAAGTTAAAGAGTTTTCATATTGACTTTGTAATCTTGCACGCTCTTGGTCAAAATTTTGTTGACTAGCGTTTGAAATGAAATTAAACGCTTCTTGTGCGCTTTCTGCAATTGCGTTAAATGTTACTGCGAAGTTTTCTCCAAAATCCTCTATATTACCATTTAATAAATCAAAAGTTTCACTAAAACCACTATTAGACATAAATTCACTACTAAAAGAATTTAGATAGCTTTTTACGTTTTCAGTCATTTCTTTTACTAATTCAACGTCTTCTGGTTTAACTGGTGCGTTTATTTTAAAATCAACCGTAGGAATACCGTTTATCTGTTGTTTAAGTGTTTTTAATTGTTCTAATTGAAAATTAACCGCTGGTAATTCATCTGCATTAGCTACTATTTTTTCAGTTTGTAATCTTGCTATTTCAGCGTTAATTTCGCTTACTAAAGTTCCAACTGTTTTAATATGGCTTTGTAATCCTTGTATATCTTCACGCCTTGCTTCTTTTTGTTTTTTTACTTTTTCTGGCTTTGTGTCTCCAAAAAAATTAAAATCCATTGATTCAGCTATTTTAGCAGCATCAGACTGAAATTTTTTAGCAATATTTATATTTTTATCAGCAGTTTCTTTATTTATTCTTACTTCTTCATCTTGACGTTTTTTTCTTTGTACTTCAAGGTTTCTTTGCTTTGCTTCGTATTGCTCTTTACTTCTTGTTTGACTTAAATCAGCATCTAGAAAAGCATTTGTAAACTCATCTAATGATTTTCTTCTGCTTTTTTCGGCTTCTAGCATTGATTTTGTAGCTTCTTCAAGTGCTAAATTTGCAGCAGCTTTATAAAGCATCATTTTAATATAGGCATCACCATTTCTAACTAATGCCTTTTCTGCTTCGTCAACACTATTTACTAAGCCTGTAGTTTTACCAATAGTATTATTGTATTGTTCAACTACTTTCCCTTTATCAAGAAAACCTTTTTTAGCTAAATCAATATTTATTCTTAATTCGTTTACATCAGTAACAGCATTTTTTAAAGCACCATCCTCAAAAGCCTTATTTAGCGTTTCAATTCTTAATTTAAACTCTGAAATAGAAGCGTTACCTTTAAATATAGCACTAAAGAAATTGCTAATCTCTTTACCATACAAAGTAAAAGCAAGAATAGCAACGCCCATTAAAGTCTGCAAAGAAAAAACACCGCCTAAAATCTGTTTAAAAACGCTTGTAGTTTCTTGACCGCTTGCCTTTAATTCTTTGTTCTTCTGAACTAATTTACCAATTTCATCAGTAAGTATAGGAATGTTGTTTGATAACGCTAAAAACCCAGTTTGAGCCGAAAATGTAAATGCTGGTAATTCTCTAGTAATTTGATTAATAGAATTGCCTAAACCATTAAAACCGCTTGCATAGTTACCTACGTTTCTTTGATTCTTTTGTATATCAGCGTCAACACTTTTTAAAGCTGTTTGGTACTTGTTTATTCTATCGGTAAGAGTAACTAATTGCTTTTCTTCTTTATCGGTTAAATTACCGCCTAATTGCTTTCTAATAGCTAAATCTTGGTAGCTTTTAGTAAGTAAGTTAACGCTGTTTTGTATTCTTTGGTAAGCGGTTTCATTTTTAGCATTTAAAGCGTTTTCTTTTTGTAAACTTTTTTCGTAGCTGTCAAATGCTTTTTCTCTTTGTTGCTGCAAACGAATTTCAGCTAGTCGACTTTGCTCTGCTCTTTTAGCTAAATCAGCGTGTAACTTATTAATTATTTCGTTTTGCTCTTTTAACTTTTCATTAAGTGCGTTACTGCTACTAACTGACTTATCAAGTGCGCTAGGCGTTGAAATACTGCTAATACCTTTACTAGCTGTTGTTGCGCTTTGGCTAATTTTAATTAGTTCAGCATCGGCAACGCTTAACTTTGCAATAAGATTTTCAACTTGCTTTATTGCTTCTGAACCTATTATGGTATCTACACTATTTGCCATATTAATTTTGTTTAGATTTTTCCTCTAATAATTTTGTAATTTCAACCCATTCTAATACGCTTATTTCTCGTGGGTTTATTCGGTTTATTTGCAAGCCCATTTGAGCGATTAATAATTGCTTTGTAAGTGATACGCTTACTTTACTTTCATCTTTTTGCAATTCTTTTTGAAGCAAATTAATTTTAGTCTTAATTCCCTCAACTCCTGCGTTTAGTCTTAATAATTCCTCTCTATCACCGTCTAAACTATTAATTTCAGACATTTTAAAACCGTGTTTAGCTAATTCTTTGATGAATAATAGTCTTGTTTCCATTTGCTTGTTACCGAATCCAATCCAAATACGAGAAATCAAAGACTTGACTACATTGTATTTTGTTACTAAATATTCTATTTCGCCTAACTTTTTTAATCGATTTACAAAGCTACGGTCATCAATAGCCGTGAAATATTCATCTAGTATTTTTTTTTCAATTTCTTGCAAACTTTCTTTAGGTTCTTTTTTTTGTCTTCCGTCGTAACCAACAATAAACCAATTCAAATCCGTTGTTGTTCGGTATTTATCAAAATTGTATAACGGCAATGTTTCTATTGTGTCGTATAATTCCATTATAAATATTTTTTTATAAAGTTCATTAATTCGGGATAAATTATTTCGTAATTCACAACATCAGTATTTGTTTTGTCTAGTCCGTATAAGTTAGTATAGCCTTGAAAGAAAATGCTTTTGTCACCGCTTCCCGTACCCGTACTGAATATATCAAACTTTGTCAAACTTGGTTGCATATCAATCTGTAAATTACTAATAAAATCACCCGTATCTAAAAAGTCGTATAAATCTCCAGCACGTTTGTTACTGTTTATTAATTGCGTGCCTAAACTATAAACCCCGTCAAATATAGGATTATTGTTTTTTAATGCGTTCCCGTCGTTTCCTTTACCATCTTGAAAGGCATTAACATTTAAAGATATAATCTTGTTTTCGTTGGCTATAATTATGCGCTCCTGTTCATCGAGCATATTATCAGCTACGAACTTACATTTATTGATATAATCTCTAATTGTTACCATTACAACAAAAATACAAAAAAAAGGCGTTACAAATGCAACGCCTTTTAATCTCCTTTCTTTTTAATTAATATTAAACAGCGGTAACAACTGCGGTTGCAGTATTCGATTTGTACAATACATCTGCTAAAGTCAAGATAATACCGTTTAATTCAACCGTTACAATATCAGCAGTTGTATTTGCTGTTACAGTCAAAGTATATTTCTTTGTCGTAGCGTTATAAGATACCGCACTAGGTACTAATGCGCTTCCGTTTCGTGTAACTTTAAAATCAGCTACTAAAAGACCCTCTACTGCGTGCGTTTTATCTTGTAATAATGCACTAACTACAATAGAAGTCGAAGCTGTTACAATTGGATCAACTGAAACAATTACTTCGTTAACTCCATCTAATTCATCATAGCTAAAGTCTAGGTTTTCAGTAGTGACATAAGACATACGCTCATCAACTTCTGCACGTTCTGTTAATTGCATTGCGATAGTCTGAGTACTTGCGTCTGTCCCATTTGCACCCATATATTTACCATTTTCAAACATACCTAAAGTAAATCCTTTTGGTTGTCCTTGTTTAGTAACTGTAAAAAACATCGAATTATCAACGTCAAATAAAATCAAATCATAAGCATTAAATCCACTTAATGAAGTCAATGCTTTGTGAAAGTTGATACCGTTGTCAAAAGTCGCTGTGTATTCGTATGGGTTTTTTCCCGCTACTACTTTAATTCCAGACCCTGCACGTGTAATAATGTTATCGTCAGCAGTAGCATCTTCAAAAGATACAACGCCTTGTAACATAATTAATTTACCCTCTTGTTGTAGAGTGCGCATATAATCTTTACTGATTTCTTCGGTAAACTTGAACCCTTTTTGTAACAAACCTAAAGCCGTTACCCTTTTACGGTCAATTCTGCACCCTGCTAAACCTGTGCCTAAATTACCTTTTGAACCGCAATCAATTGCGTTAATTTGTGTTTGTAAACTCATTTTATTAATTTATTAGAGATTAATTTTTCAATTGTTTTTTTATCTGAAAGCTCTATTTTAGAGCCTTTTAGATATAATTTGTCTACTGTAATTTCTTGTAATACCGTAAACGTTTTTGTTTTTTGTTCCTTTACCATTTAATGTTTTCTTTAATACAACCGTTTATAATTTCTACTTCTAAATCTAATACAATAGCATTCCAAACCGTTATTAATCCTTTTCCGTTATCGTTTACGCTGTAATTTGGTTTCAATTCCTTTTCAATAGAACTATTAACTATTTTAGTGATTCCGCTACTATTTAGCAAAGTAATGAAGTTGTTGTAAACGGGTATAAGAATGTTTAAATAGTCTGTTTTGTATTGTGTACCATTAAAAGCATTTTCATCATTTGAACGTGTAGCAATTACAAAGCGTGCTTTTCTAGTAACTCGACCTCTTAGTAAATCGTCCGTATCTTTTGACGTTACCAACCAAATTAAAGGATATTTTGAAACGCTTTCTTTTAGGATTAAGAACTTGTTTAGTACGTCAATTGTACCCCAATCGTAACGAATAGGAAAGTTTTTATTTCCTTGTGTGTGATTAGGCATTAACGCTATCAATTCTCGCATTTTTTCCTCGAAAACTATCATATCCCAAAACTATTTTTTGGTTCGTAAATCTTAAAAAATTCGGGTTTCCACTCTGGAAAGTCTGTCCTTTTGTCCATCAAATAACCGTATAAACTCTTTTCAATTTCATTACAACCGTACCAATCTAAAAAGTTTTCGTATATCAAAGGTTCAATTAAATATTCACTTTGATACTGCTTGATAAATTTTTGATGTGCTGTTGAAATTAAATAAGCGGGTTTTTGATTTGTAGCATTTTCGGGATTTACTTTTTTCGCTCCTGTAGATGAAAGTCTAATGTCTGTTTGAGTGACAAATTCTTGATAAATGTAGTTAGCTATTAACGAATCATCATTATCTAATCCTAACCAAATTTTGTCATTGTATTCATCTCCTTGAATTAACTTCTTTAGTCTTTCTGGTGCGCTTTCAATATCCGTAATTGCTTTTACTTCGTTGTAAAGACTTAAACCTAGTGCATTTAATAATATTTCACGTTCCAATTTTTCGCATAGAAAATCTAAATCCGTTTTATTGTTTGGTGTACTCGATGGATCAACTACTGCCAACGGGATAAACAAGCTATTTTGATTTTGGAAATATGAACTATTTACTATTTGCATTTTACTTCTTTGTTACGGGTTTAATCTCTTTCTTTTTAGCCACCTTTTCGATACTGATAAGTTGGTGTGCCAAGTCCATTGCGAACTTGGCTACACTTCCTTTTTTGTATGTGGCATAGTCTTGCAAAAACTCTACCTCAATCATTATACAGTAGCTAATGTAGTTAATGCAGTAGTTACGTTAGTACAGTGTAAGAAGCCTGTTCTATCAACTACTCTAATCAACATTGCCATTCTCTTACGTGCTTTGATTGTTTTAGTATCGCTTGTAAATTGTGCATTTACATAACCCTCTGATAAAACAATTCCAGACTTTTCGTAGATTGTAGCAAAACGTCTATCACCAACAACTAATTGATTATCTGGCATATTGTTATCTTCAACAACTGCAAGACCTGCAATAGTTCCGTTAACAGTATCAAACAAATAGTTATTATCTAAATCTTTTGCAAGGTAGTAACGGTCAAAGGTGTCAGAGTTCATTACTACGATGTCTGGCGAGTATTTAGACCCTCTATTTTTAACGATTGCAGTACGCATTTTGCGAACTAAATCTTTAATATTTGCTCCCGAAATACCGCTAGCAACTGGCGTGTAATCTGGTGCGCTTGCCAAAAGACCTGTTAAAGTTTCTCCTGTTCCTGATCCGTTGATAATTTGAGCGTCAATAAATGTATTTACGTTTACATCTAAAAATCTGTTTAATTCAGAATTAGCGGCATCAGCATCCTCTCCAAATTCCTCTGTAACAGCTAATGTGTCTCCAATTTTACGGATTGGCATTGTGCGCTCGACAAATTTAGCAGTAGACTCTGGAAATGTTCCACCCTCTGCAACCATTGCTGTAGCTCTTGCAATTGTATCTTCATCCCAATCGTGATATTTGATAATTCCGTTATCGTTTGCACGGTTAGAAATCGGCATTTTTGGCAATACGTCATATAATGCACGTGCTTTAACTCCTAATTGCCCGATGTCTGGCAATACATAAGCGTTAGTGTTTCCAGAAATAGACGCACGATTTGTGATTGCTTTCAATTCTACTTCGCCACGTTGACCGCTTAAAAGGTTTTTGATAGTAGGTTTTACCGCTTCAAACTCCTCTTTAAAAGCGTCTTTTTCATTTTTAACACCTTGTGTTTTAATTGTTTCCAATTCCAAACCTAATTCGGTGTTTTGTTCTTTTACTGTTTTTAATTCTTTAACTAAAGGATTTACAGCGTCTTCAATTGCTTGTTTTTGCAATTCTTGTTCGTGCGCTCTTTTAGCGATTGCGTAATCGTTGGCTTCTTGTTCAGTCATTGCTTGAACTTCTGCGTCTGTTTTGTACTTAAACATAGTTGTTTGTTTTAAATTAAATGTTTCTTCTTCTTTTAATCGTTGTTTGAGTGACTTCAATTGTCGGCTCTTTTGTTTCTGTTGAAGTGTCCTCTTTAACGGCTTCAATTGATATTGTTGGAGTTGCATAGTTAGAACCTTTCACGACTGCCGAACCCTCTACTATTTTAGCTTCGGAAACTGCCCAAAAGTATCCCTGTTTTTCTGCAACCTCTTTATTTGCTATTTCTGAAATGTATTTATCCCAAATTGCTTTTTCTTCTGCGTACCACTTTTGATCTGAATTGATAGCCATTTCTATTTTCACATAACGCATACCTACAGAATGTTCTTTAACGTATCCTTTAGCGTATTGATTAAACATAAATTCGTTACGTTCTTTATCAATTTCAGCATCAAACATTAATGCTTCTGTATCTCCCTCAAAATCAAATCCTAAATCTTTCCAAGATATTTTTTTTACTTTAGCATCAACTTTGTCTGAAATAATATGATTAAATTTCATTTGATGTTCTTGAAGTAAAAGAATGTTTTTTTGTTCTTTAGCCGACTTATTCCAAATACCTTTTAAATGCACGTCTGAATGACTATCCATTAGATTAGTAGTGTTAATCACTAATTTAGCTTTTAACTTTGTAGCATCATTAATTTCGTTGTTTTCTTCTTTTGAAACTGATTTATCTTTAGTTTCAATATCAACTACATTAATAACAGAATCAGCCTCTTTAGTAATCATTTTCTTTTGAGCGATTAAAGTAGATTTATTCTCTTTTAACTCTTTGAAAAGTTCCTCTTGTGAAGCAAATTCTTTATTTGGAAATTCTTTAGCTATAATCATTTCTTAACAATTTTATCTTGTGACTTTTTCTTTATTTCTTTTAACCTTTCAATTTCTTCTTTGGTTAATGGTTTTGATTGCTCTTTCATAATCCTAGAGTTAGTTTAAATTCGTTACTCAATCGCCTTTGTTCGTCTGGAGTTTCATATATCAAAGTATTTTGATATAGTTGCAAGGTTTCAATCTTTGCTTTTGTTACTAATTGCATTACAGGTAAATGATTGTAAGAAGCTACTAAACTTTCACCTTTATCAATCAAACCAAATGCACTTGCAAAGCTGTTCATAGTATTATTTGCATCGGGTTGTATTGAATTTTGCACATAGTTTAACATCGCTTTGTCTTTATTCTCATAAGTGCTAGAACCGTTGCTAAAGTAGTTTAAAACATCTTTAGACATATCAAAAGCATTTAAACAAGTTAGCGCATCATTGCTAAATTGTTCATCTAAAAACAGCTTTTTCATATCGCTAACTAAGTGCTGTGCCTTGATATTTGCGTTAGTAATCAATAAAGATTTACGGCTAACTTTTGATAAAATATCTTTTCTATCACCCTCTTGTATTTGCGCTTCGTTGCCATCGCCTTGACTAGCCATCAAATACTTTTGTGACATTTTCAAGTTTACATTTTTAGAAAGTAAATTTTCTTCAATGTTTTCAATGGTTTTTGAAATTCCTTTCAATCGGCTTGGTGATTTCATTAAAGAATCAACCGTTAAACCGTTGGCAAGGTCATAAGTAGGGATTAGATTTTTTAAAGGGATATCGAATACTTCACCATCTAAAGTATATTTTACTTTTCTTTCACCGTATGCCTTTAATTCTGCTTTGGTATAAATAAAAGATTTTACCTTGTTAGATTTGTTTAAATCAATCTCACTAGGTAATAAATTATACATTGATTTTGTTTCTCCTAAAGAATCTACTTTATAAGTTAAATTAGTTCCGACAGCTGACAAAAACCACATCTGCTGGAATAAGAAATCTTCTTGGGATTGAAAGTAGTTAGGTTGTTTGAATAGTTGCAGAATTGAACTGTTCTCGATTGGTTTACCTGCTGAATTAAGGTGCGTTATTTTCATTTGAGAATATATCTTACATCTCAAAGAAATAATAGCAAGTAAAACAGGGTTGTTTAAAGAGTATTCTAAATAATTTTCGGAATTGTTAAAACCGTGATTATCAAGGAAATTATAGGTATAATTACCGTTGCGGTCACGCTCCACATTAATAGTATTCCTTTTAAAAAAATCAAATAAACCCATAAATACGATGTTTCACAACATTGTTAATAAAAGCAAATATAGTAATTATTTTTAACTTAAACGAAAAACTTTTGTAAACCAAGAAATTACATACTTCATTGCATCAAGTGCGTGGTCGTCTCCGTTTTCCTCTGGCACGTCCATTTGGATACCCTGCCAAACTTTCCAAGAGTACGACTCGTATTCACTTTCAATATTTAAAGATTCATTTGTATAATGAATTTTACTTTTTTGCATAGTTTCAATACCTGCCGAAATAGAACCACTACCCTTTTTAGCTTGTATTACGTTATATCCTGCATTTTTTAATTTACGTGCTTCCTCTTTGTTTAATTCGTTGCCACTATCACAAATGATTTGCACGTGTTTTTCTATTCCTAGTCTTTCAAATTCATCTGTTAAACTTCCTTTAATATCGTTTAAAGGCTTGTAAAGTATTTCTTTAAAAAAATAGTTTTCATCGCCATCGAATTTCATCGCTACTAATGAAGTAGGCGCACTTAATCCAAAGTCTAATCCGTAGTAGGTTTGAAAAGGTAGTTTATAAAAATCTTTGTCAGTTAAAGTTTTCCAACCTTTAAATATTCTATTTGGTTTTTCGGCTTTTAATCCTAACGCATAGACAGCGTGCAAATAAGCATCTGCAGTACCTTGCTCTACGTTATATGGGTTGCTTGGGTCGTATGACAGTATTTTCTTTTTTTGTTCCTCTGGTACGAAAGGATTGTCTTTGTATGTAGAATGAATTACTATTGCATTATCTCTTTTGCTTACCTCATCAATCCAATGCTTATTTTTAGGATTCCAATCTATAATTAAATAGCCACTTGTACGCATATCAATTTGGTTAAATGCTTCTAATCCAAATTTGTACGGCTCGTTTAAATGCGCTATATCTCCTTGAAATCCGTGTACTCTATTTTCTTCATCGCCACCCATAAATTCAATAGTAGAACCGTTGGGAAAAGTGTATATAGATTCAGTCTTATTAAAAACAACATTATCAATGTTAGGAAATGAATTAACGGCTTTTTTTAAATCGGCTAAAATTGTCATTTTACAATCTGCCTTTGTTTCACGCCAAATTGATACCCTAGTGTTAGGATTTTGTAAGCAGGAAATCCAATGCGTTTGAAGTATTGAGTAGGTTTTACTAGAACGTGAAGAACCTGTATTAATTATGTATTTGTACTTCCTTGATCCGTCTGGATTTTTAGCATTTATAGCATTCCAAATCTTTTCAAAAACTATTGTAGCTTTCATTAATCAGGTTTTACAATCTCGATTTTTATATCGTTTGATGTTATTTTATCGCCCCCGCTTGTAATATCAGTTTCTTCTTTTAGGTTGTTAAGACGCTGTGTTATACTAGGGTTATACATTCCAGACATACCGCCCTCAATTTGGTCTTTGCGGGTTTTTCTCTTTATGTGCGTACAGATAGTTGTAAATTCTGTATATCTATCGTCTTTGTTCCTTAAGTAATCGCCTAAATCATTGATAATCCCGTTCTCAAATAACCAACATTCAAAACCCTCTATTGTTAGGGGTTTTTCTTTTTCTCTTAACACTTCAATTGAATCTTTACCTACCCAATCTCTAACAAGAAAAGGAGTGCTTTTTACCTCTTTTTCATAAGATAAAAAATACTCTAATAGCTTTTCTGGCGATTCTATGTTTTTCGGTCTACCTCTCATAATACCCCAAAATTACAAAAAAATGCTTTACATTACGCAAAGCATTAAAAAAATTAACGATAAAAGAAAAGCTAATATAATAGCAATACCTGCTTTTAGTTTTGTTTCTTGATTTTCCATAATCCTAGTTTTTCAATTGCTGTTTGCGTTAATGTTAATTCGAATTCTATCAAATCCTCAATAGTAAATTCTTTTATAATTTGTGCGCTAAAATCAAAAGCCTGATTTCTTACAGTATTTGATTTTTCACAATATTGAAAACCTTTAAATAAAACTTTTTCTTTTACTTGTTGGTATTGGTATAAAAGTTCGTCATATTGACCTATTTCATTCTCTGAATTTGGTTCGTGATATTCAGGTTCTTCTAATAAATTACCATTGTCATCACAAGGCACAAACATTTCTAGTTTTAGCGGTTGTTTTAGAAAATTTGCATAATTATTTATTTGATTAATGTTATAACCTCGTAACACTAAATCGGTCATTGATATTAGTTTCATAATCCTTTTTCTTTTTTAAATATTTCTAAAAGCTGTTCTGTTGTATACTCTATCCCTTTCCATTGAAAATCTCTAAACCACTCAGCAAACTCAACAGCGTAATCATCTGCTATTTTTTCTAACTTTTTTGCGTTTAATTCTGCGTAAGTTTTATAATGATTATCCATTGCAAACTCTTTTAACTTATCTCTTAATGTCATAACGTGTCGGTTTAATATCCTTAAATTTCTTAGCTAACTCTTTAGCTTCTTGTTTCAGTCTATAATTTTCCTCAAAGAATGATTCTTGTTTTAGAAGTGGTTTTCGTTCTGATAGTCTGCTCATAATTTCTCGATTTCTTGTTTTACTTCTAACCAATAATCAATTTTTTTTCCTGTTTGAAAATGATTTTTGTAATAGTTATTTAATATTTCATCAACCGCTATTAAAGCACATTGCTTGGCTAAATATTCTGGATAATTACTATCGGCAACAAATTGATAATATTTATTTCCTAATTCGTTTGCTTTTTCTTTTGCTTTCATAATTTCTTATTTTTATTAAATTCTTTTAACCAAAATTCAATTAAATTAAAAGGTATCGTTTCAATCGTATAAGGCTTAACATCCCTCTCTTGCCCCTCGTTTACCTTTTTTACGATATAGTCTTCAATATCTAAACCCTGTTTAAACGTTCTAACCATTTCTATATGGTTTTTTTGAACGTACAACTGCAATCTCTCTCGGTTTGATGTTCTAGGACGTCCACGCTCTTTTTCTTCGATTATAGCACCCGCTTTGAAAGTTATACCTCTTTTAACAAATTTTGAATAAAGATTGTTGTAGCCTGCATCCCAAGTGTTAAAAATTATTCCGTTGTGGTCTATTGCGTCACCTGCTAGTACTTTTATCATAAGTATTTGTTTTTAAAATTTACGTAATCTAGTGCGTCATCTATATTAAAAAATATAGCTATTGTCTCATCTGTAAACTCATTACAAACTTTAAATTCATTTCCGAATAAAGGGGTTCTAATGTATAATTTCATAATTATCGATATTGCGGTGGAGTTAATATTAAAATTGTCACGATTACTGCGGTTACTATTAAAGTAAAAATTATTTCTGATGTTTTCATTTTGTTGTGGTTTTTTAAGTTAAAAAAAGCCTTAAAACTTGCTGTCAGTTCTATTTTAAGGCTATAACTACTTCTAGTTTTAACGTATTGAAATTTTTATTCGTTACAATATAATTTAGCTAATCTGTTGGCATCGTATTCTCTTGCAAACATTGTTCTAGTTATGAATTTATTATCTTCATTTTGAACAGAAAAGAAAGTTCTTTTAGTTCCTTCTTTAATTACTTTAACAACTATCGCTTTTTTGTTTGTATTTGGGTTGTTAAAAGTTGTTTTTGAGTTTAGTACTGTAAATGTTTTCATAATTTCTTTGTGTTTTTGATTTCTTTAGCAAATATACAAATACTTTTGATATTCGCAACTACAAATAAAAACTTTAACATAATTTTAACATTTACCGTAATTAAATTGGTCTAACTCTTTTTGCAATTCTTTAACTAATTGCATATCTCCAGCAACAATAGCATCGTTAATCAGTTTAGGTAATTGGCTTGGTCTATCGGCTTTTGCTTGGTATTTGCTACACTCGGTTTTTCCTGCCATTTTACAAGATTTTTGGCAATGTTTACAATTTGATTTCATTTTCTAGTATTTTAATAAATTGTTCGACTGATTTTACAATATGATAATTGAAGCCTAATTTAGTCACATTAGTTTCAAATAACTTTTGAACCTCGCTTTGCACTCCTTTTTCGGTTTTTAATTCAAAGAAAATGGTTTTTTGATGTAACAATACAACTAAATCAGCAACTCCTGCTAATTGCCCCGTTAATTTTAATTTTTTAGCTTCTAAAATATTACGCGTTCCACCGTTTGGAACTGCAAAAATCAAACCTAAACCTTTAATTTGATACCGGTTTCTAAATTCGATTACGCACTTTTGTTGTAGTTGATCTTCGGTCATCGGGTTACTTTTTTAGGGGTTACTTTTTTGTTTTGAAAGTCTATGGGAAAAATAAAAAAATTCATAATATGCTATAATAATGTAAAATGAAATATATATTTAAAAGTT